CGTGCTACTATTGCTAACATGATTACAGGCGCACTTGAAATGCGCGGTCGTGGTCAAGCTGGTAAGACTAACCCTGCTTATGAAGGTTTACATTCGAACACAGGTCCGAAAAGAAACCCTACAGCAAGTAAGAAGTAATAAATACTTCTGATATGCGTAATATCCGGTGGGCGGCATAGGGTCGCCCATCATCTTATAGAATAAGGAAATGAAATGAGTAAGAAAACACCAACCACACCACAAGCAGACGACATTTGGGATACAACTACAGATGTTAATGAAGCAATCACAAAAGAAGTGAAGTCAGAGAAAACTACTGAAACAACTTCAATCAAAAAACCCACTCCCCCAAAAGCAGTAGCAAACATTCAGTTTGACTTAGAAGGTCTAATGACTGACTTCCCTACAGCTAAAGAACTTGAACGTTTCGTTTACGATGAAACAGGTATTGTATTGAACTTAAAAGGTCGTGCAAACAAACTCAAGTATCAAGTTGCTATGGATGTTCTCAATGGAGAAGAAGTTGATCCAATCTTCTTGGGTTCAGATAATCCATACATTGACAAAGCAGAACTAATCCCAACAGAAGAACTAAAGAAAGTTCCACCTCGTGATCCAGCATTGCCAAGTCGTAAGGATCAACAAAATGCTTTCTACAGCCCAATGATTCCTCATCCAGATGCAGAAGAACGAGCACAGGATAAGAAAGTGTCAATGATGTTCCGTAAATATAACAATGGCATGATTTCATATGAGATTCTAGGTCCATTGGAACAGAAACCATTCGGTGAAAAGATTGACAAGTTCGGTCGCACTCGCCCAGAAGTTATCAAGTGGGTCGATCCACGTACAGGTGAACAAACTGTTATGCGTGAAGATGGTACATTAACACCACAAGGCAAACGTCTACGTGCTATGATGCAAACAATGAAAGTTAACAAATCAAATCAATGGGATGTATGGGTTGACCGTGAATTCGTTTCATTGCATGATGGCGTTGCTAACAACCCATGGGATTTGGACAAGTAATATGCCAATCTTAGATTCAGAAGGCAATGAACGTAAAATTTTACGTGTAGCCAAAGACGAAGTTAAAGATGCAATCAAGAAGAAAGAAGATATTCTTTATCAGGAAACTAAAATTCTTCAAAAAGTAAACAAAGTTCATCGTGAAGCCTTCAAAGAACGCTTCCCTGGACAAGTTGAACATTGTATGCGTCTTACAGCAGAACGTCTTCAAGCAATATTAACTAAGAAGCCCACTGACTTAGCGAACCCTGAAACATGGGATTGCACAGCTAGTGAGATTCACGACTTAGCTCATGGACTATATTACTTGAGCATCATAAGTCAACATCATCCTGTAGAAGGTGAATAATGTTAGGCACAGAGACTTTAATGGCTCGTGCCTTACGATATGTAGTTGACAAGAACAACTTAACTGTTGAGTCATTGGCAACAATACCGGGTCCACTGAAGGCACAACTTCAAGACCTAGCGATTGAAGTAGCTGAAGATATGAAGTTCAATGAACTTAAATACTTTAGACCATTTGACCATCAGTTAAAATTCTTTAAAACAGGACATAGTGAACGTAGGGGCATTCTTGCTGCTAACCGTATTGGTAAAACAGTTTCAACTTGCTTTGAGACTGCTTGCCATTTAACAGGCATTTACCCTGAATGGTGGGAAGGTCACAGATTCAATAAACCAATCACTTGCATGGTAGCAGGTGAGGGTTGGTCACAAGTTGCGTTAGTACTTCAAAATGAATTATTAGGCACACAAGATATTAAAATTAAAGAGAACTTAGGTACAGGTGCGATTCCCAGAAAAAATATTATTACTGATACTATGCGTAGTGACGGTGCAAACTGTATTGGTGTTGAAATCAAGCATGTGTCAGGAGCGAACAGTTATCTATTGTTTGCCAACTATACACAAGAAGTTCGCCAGTTACAAGGTTTCAAATTAAACTTAGCTGTCTTTGACGAACAACCACCAGATGACTTCTTTTCAGAAATCGTTACTCGTACAGCTACAACGCAAGGTAAAGTTCTTTGTTCTTTCACACCATTAAAAGGTTTGAACGGATTAGTTAGTAAGTTCTGGAATCACGAAGAGGGCTATGAGTTCATTCGTGTAGCTTGGGACGATGTTCCTGAGTATGATCCATGGGGTCAACCATTCTTGTTAAATAGTACTAGACGACAATTAGAGAAAGACTATCTTCCACATGAGCGTGAAGCACGTATTGCTGGTAAACCTGTTATGGGTAAAGGTGCTGTGTTTCAACTTAGTAACTGGCCCACATACAAGACAGGTGAGATTGATTTCACACGAATGCCGAACATTCATAGAGTTATCAGCCTTGACTTGGGCTTGGTTAACGATAAGACTGTTATTAGTTTAATATATTGGGAACCACATGAAAAGACTGCTTACTTACATAGACAAATCGTTGTTCAGGGTATTGAAGAAGCTGTGCCAACCCAGTATATCAATCACCTTCTCAGACCAGAAGTCTATGGAACGCCAATTGTCTTACCTGCAGATGCAAGCACGTCGGGACGGTACACCATGTCGAGTAATAGTATCCGTGAACTTTTCGAACAATACGAATTGAACGTTTACGAAAAAGCGATTATGAATCCACCTGATAGTCAAGGACGAGTTACTAACCACAAAGCATATGGTATCAATCAGATGCGACAAATGTTAGAGACCGGCGCATTAATGGTAAATGAGAATTGTACACACTTTTTAAGCGAAGCAAGAAACTATTTCGTTGATGAGAAGGGCAGATTCAGTGATCCGGATGATTGTATTGATAGTTGTCGTTATGGAATACTTGCATGTCTTCAGGGCATTGCAGAACCGTGGGATGATAGAACGCCTGCTCAAAGAATGGCTGCGCAAAGAGACAGATACATTCAAAGAGATGACAGTAATAAACCCGCTTGGAAAAAAGCATATTCAGCATAAGGAGAAAAACATGGGTAAAGGAAGTGGACGTAGAGTAGAAGACGTTACAAAAATTAGAGATAACTGGGACTTAATCTTCGGTAAAAAAGATATCAAAGAAGAAGAAACTGAGAAAAAACTAGAAACTCCAGCAAAAGAAGAAGATTCTACAGAGACTAAATAATAGATTACAAAGGACTTCCCACAATGTTGGATATCAAAAACATCCCAGTTGACGACATTAATCAGAATAGAAAGATTAATGAACGTTTCGTCAAAATGAAGAATCTAATGGACGTAAAAATGGCAAGCTATTTACGTTATCTAGGAACTAAAAATGCGGTTAACAGAGCTAGTGATTATCATTATTTGTGTCTTGCTGTCACTGACAGTACAGCTCCTGTTAATGGTATTGACTATATTCACCCTTCAGTTAAGCCTGTAGTTGATTATGCTACTGCTGTTATTGCAAAAGGTTTAATGCCAAATGGCGAAATCAATTTTGAATTCGTTTCAGATGGAGAAGATGATGAAGTAGCTGCACGTCAGGCAACTGATATGGTAAAGAAGGTCGTTAATCAAATGAATGATCCTCACTTTATCCTAGAACGTTGGATCATGGATGCAAACATGCACAAAAACGGCATGATGATGATTAAGCCTGTTCGTGAGCAAATCACACGTTATGTTGATACTCAAGGAACACTAGACCAACTTCGTGCTTTTGAACAACAAGCGGCTGAAGGTGGCTTAACTGCATTACGTCAATCACGTAGACGTATCAACGTTGATATGGAAAAAGTAACTGCTGAAGTTACGCAATTAGTCGGTGAAGCTCGTAAAGCAGCAGCAATGGGTCTTGTTGATGCATTCATGCAAAAGATTAAAGATAATCCAAGCGGTGATGGAATGGAACAAATGCAATCTATGTCCGGTGACATGGAAGGCACACAAAGCCAAATGGTTGGGGATGAACAATCAATTCTTAACGATGCTATCAATCGCAACAGTATCTATGCAGCAAAATACAAATTAACTGGATATTCAATCAATATCAAGTTCCACCCAATCGCTCAACATTATTGGATTTGTGATCCTACAGTACCAGAGATGAAGGATCAACCTTTCTGTGGTTTCTATGATCCAATGACAATTCAAGAAGCAATGGAATTGTATCCAGATATTGACTTAGAACAATTTGAGACTCATGCAGAATACAACATGAATGGTGCTTATCAAGCAGGTTCAGTGTTAAACAACTTAGCTATTCACGCACGTGACTCAGTTCCAGTTATGGGTGTTCCAGTTTCAAGTGCAGCAAGCGCAGATCCTGATAGCCGTCAAGTTACTGTTGTCACAGTATGGAACCGTTATGATATCGACGGTGATGGTGAATTAGAACTTGTAGAATTAATCTATTCAGGTTCATACATCATTTCAGCACGTGAAGTTGAATTCATTCCAGTTGCTAACATGTGTCCAAAACCACTACCAGGTAACTTCTATGGCATGAGTATTGCTGAATCAGTTATTCCAATGCAGGAATACAACACATCAGCAGCACGTGCAGAGATTCAATTAGGTCTATTGACAGCTACACCTCGTTTAGGTGTAAAGCCAGACAGATTAGACTTTGAAATGTTACAAGATGGCGAAGCAGCTATCTTTATCTTGGACAGTAAATTCGATCCAGCTAAAGACGTATATCAAGTACCTCCTCCAAGCGGAAACTTACAATTCTTGGAAGTTGCGATGAATCGTATTCAACAAGATACAATGGCTATGGTTGGTATGACTACACCTCAAGATGTATTCAATCCAGAAGTAATGGCTCCAGGTAACAGTGGTATCAAACTTCAAATGGCTTTGAGCCCTAACCAAATCATTCAAGACAATACTGTTCGTAATGCAGCAGAAGGTCTAAAAGAAGCATTATGGTTAGTATGGCGTACATTGATTCAATATGGTGATGACTATGGTGTTAAGCGTCTTGCTCAATCTGCTCATCCAGACAAGAAGCCTGATTTCTTAGATTACAATGCATGGGACGACATGAACTTCTGCGATAGAAAGCAGCTTCATTTAGAACTAGCTTTAGGTATGAATAGTGAAGAAAACGCATTAGGTCGTTTACAGATTATTCAAAAATGTCAAAGTGATTTGTACACGACTGTTACAGGTATGGTACAAGCAAACACATTGACTCCTGACATGTATAAGAAAGTTAAGAAGCCTTTTGCTGATACTCTTTATGTATTGGGTGTAAAAGACTGTGACTCATATCTACCTTCTGATTCAGAAGTCTTAGAAATGATTAAACAATCACAAGCAGCAGCAAAAGCCAAAGAGCCTAGCCCAACAGAGAAGAAAGACTTGTCAGCAGCAATGTTGAATCAAGTTAAAGCTAATCAGATTGAACAACAAATGACAGGACAGGATGCTGAGACTCAGCTTGATTATATGGCAATAGCGATGGGCAAGGCTCAAGACTATGGTCATTAAATACAGTTGATTACCTTGCATAAATAAAAGATGATTAACGAGAATAGCATAGAATTTTACAACACAAGATTAACGATTGATTACAGTAATATCAAAAACTTGACAACTTCACAGTTGGATAGAATTAGACATTACGGTAGTCAAGCGGAAGCATTATTAAAAAATAAAGATTTGGCGATGTTTATTCATCACCATAAGTTTGAGTTGGCAGATACCCTAGCTAGTATTCGGGGTCACTCAGCCGACGACAATATGCAGCGAGTAGCATTAAGTAATGAACTTGCTGGTATTGATAGTTTCGTGAATAGCTTGAAAAGAGCTGTTTACGTAAAAAACAAGTTTGGTAACGTCAATCTTGACGCCCAAGCATAAATACTGAAAGAAAATTAAAATGACAAACGATAACAGCCCTAATGCCTCACAAGGCACGGTCACTGAATCAAGCGCAGTACCTAGTTTAGATTCTATTGCTGCTAAAATGACCGCAATGCGTGAAAGCACATTACGTAATCAAATTGGCAACACTGAACAGACTGCATCAGGTAGTGAAGAATCGGCAGAATCTTCAAGCCCTGTGGCACCACACGATGGAAACATTGAGCCAGAAGTTGTTGAAACCGAAGACGAATATTTTGACGAAGGCAATCAAGAAGCAGACGCCCCTGAAGAGGTAAGCACTGATAGTACTGAGAACTCCACATCTGATGAACTAATCGACTTTATCGAATTTGCAGAAACTAATCCGAACGCTAAGTTCAAGTTTATGCGCAATGGTAAAGAAGTTGTTATCGATGCTAAGAAAGCCGCAGCAATCTTGGGTCAAGGATCAGCAATACACGAAGAAGCCAGACAATTGAAGATTGAACGAGCAGAGTTTGACGAATACTTGAACGAATCTCGCAGCCGACAAGAAGGTTTGACTTTAGCGATGGAATTCACTGTTCAACCGAAGTTGAAGGGTGCATATGATGAAATTGTGAAAACACAAGGTTATCAAGCAACTTTCCAACAACAGTTAGCACGTACTAATGATCCTGCACAAATTGCACGTATCCAAGCTAGTATGGCACAAAATGAACAGTATATTCAAACACAGCAACAGGTTATCAGTCAACTGAAGCCAGCTGTAGATGAATTTAGACAAATCCGTCAGCAACAGGTAACTGAAAAGTTAACTCATTATCGTAAGAATTTCCAAGACAAGGAATTGAAAAATGAATATGTCTTTAATGAAATACGTGATAAGCTAACAAAACTATGGCCTGAAGCAAAAGCTGAAGTAATTCCTGGAGTTGCAAACTTAGACCTAGTTACTAGCGATGAAAAATTGCTAAGTTTACTACGTGATGGATTGCGCTACAGAGATAAACCAACTACAAAGCCTGCAGGATCAAGTATGGCAGCATTAACTCAAAGACGCTCGACCTCAAATTCAAGTAGTCGTGGTTCTGATGATATCAGTAAACTTCGTGAACAAGCCAAGGCCGGTGATAAGAAAGCCGGAGACAATCTCTTGATGGCTCAGCTACAACGCATGAGACAACAAAGAGGTGGTAGATAAATAAACAAGCCTCAATAACATTCATTTAAGGAGAATAAAATGGCAGAAATTACAACCAGTCAAATTGGTAATGGTACAACAGCGTATGGTTCAGATATCGTTGTTAAGGATCTAGACTTAGACGTTTCAAACCGCGTTAAAGACGATACCCCTGTTTTAAACATGGCTATGTCTAAAAAGCGTAAAGTTAACTCAACTTTGCCTTTGTGGTCTGACGACATTTATCGTCTTCCAGCTGTTCAAGCTCAAGTTGAAGGTGCTACTGTTGCAACTTCAC